ATGAGCTTTTACCTCCTAGCCCTAGTATGAACCACCATCTATATTGAAGCTGGAGGCACTTTCATCTTCTAAAAACGTAACCACATCAGATAATGCAACTTGTTTCATTGTTCCATTATCGTTTAAAACTACTCTATCTGCTGCTGCTAAAGTTGTTGCACTCGCAGATGTAGCTCCATCTAATAAATTTAATTCAGCAGTTGTAGCCGTAACTCCATCAAGAATATTTAATTCAGAAGCAGTAGATGTTACCCCGTCTAAAATATTTAATTCAGCAGTTGTAACAGTAGCTCCATCAAGTATCTGTATCTCAGCTTCAGTTAATGCTGCTAAAGCAGCAGATCCACCTGATTGACAACCAGATAAATTATCAAGGTCAGCATCATAAGCCTGCACTTGGCTTCCAATCGCTACTCCAAGACTTGCTCTGGCTGTAGCTCCAGATTCAAGAACAAAATTAGATCCGTTACCAACGATAAAGTTGCTATCTGTAGGACTTAAACCAGCTATGTCACTAAGCTGTGCGTCAAATGCCTGTACATCTGATCCAATCGCTAGACCTAATGCAGTCCTCGCAGCAGAGCTTGAAGTTGATCCTGTACCCCCGTCTGATATGGCAAGTGTTCCTGTTATAGAACTAGCAGCAAGATCAACAGCAATTTCAGTAGATTCAATAACGAGTCCACCATTAGCCTTAAGATCAACAGAAAGAGTATTGCCAGATTTATCTAATCCATCTCCTGCTATTACTTGACCAGCACCAGAAAATTGAACAAAGCTTAAATTGTTCGTTCCTGTCACTGCACTTCCTTTATCTGAACTACAAACAAAAGCATTATCACCATTAACAGTTCCTTGCTCAACAAAAGCAAAAGCACCAGCAGCATCAGAACCAGCAGCCAAATCATCTGTTCTTACCCATGTGCTCGCTTTACAAAGATATAAACCATTTTGACTTGCAGTTGATTGGTCTTTTACTAAAACTCTTTCATCAGCAGAAACAGCAATACCATCAATAGTTTGCGTTCCAGAAAGAGTAATATTTGCTGTAGTTGCAACTTTAACTGAATCTTTTATATCTAAGCCTTGAGCAACAGAATCTACATATCCTTTATTTGCAGCATCATTATCAGCCGTGGGATCTGCTAGTGATGTAATTTTTTGACTATTTAAAGATACAGCAGCCGCAGGAGCAGCCATTTCTGCAAGGGTATTAGTGCGTACTCCAGCATCAAAATCACTTATTTTTGTATGAGCTAACGAGGGAATATCATCACTTACTAATGCCCTAAATGTAGGTGCAGCAGCACTTCCAGAAGCAGCACCAGCTAAAACATGGTTTGTTGTTCTTGTAGTTGCTTTATCAAAAAATGCTCCCTTACCACCAATAGCCTCAATACTTGTTGCAGATCCTCCTGCTCCTCCAGTTCCTTTACCAATAACTAATACTTCATCACCTTCTCTAAAAGCTATTTCTGCATTTTCTAATGAAGTTGGGTTTGACGATCCAGTTGATCTTTTAATTCTAATTGTGTTTGCCACTAGAAGTTACCTCCATCTACGAGTGTGAGAACAGTGTGAGTTGCAGTTGCTTCAAACTTACTTGTTGAAGAATTGAAAACAGGAATTGAACCATTGACTTTGTTGTCACCATCAAAGTCAAATCCTGCTGCGGCTGGTCCTTGCGGACCTTGAGTTGTCAATTCAACTGTTACTACATCAGAAACTTGACTGACTGTAACTCGATTAGGACTGCTCATGCTGTGTAACCCTCACTTATAAATAGTTTACCCTCTAAATAATAGTTTTTGCTACCACCTGGTTCTGTTAACAATACGTCATAAAATAAAATATCTGGAGTAAAATTTGCCGTATCAGTATCAGCTAAGTTCATATCAATAATTCCATTGGCTCTATCTGTATATGTTATAGCCCAATCTGCATATTTTGTGGAACGTGATTGATCATAAACTTGTGCAGCTACAGTATATCCAGTTAAATTTATTGCCGATCCAGTAGAATCTTTAAATGTCAATTTAATAGGAAAGTCTGCCCTCCTATCAACAGTAAAGTTCTTCTTTCCTGGGATAATTGCCATTAGCTATAAGGAGATGTTCCTAGAATATCAGTTTTCCATTGTGCTTTAAGAGCATCTGTATCAGCAGCAGATGTAATTCCAGAATCAGCAGGTGCATCTCTAAGTGCCTGTTTTTTGGCAACAATATCTGTTGTTGAAGCACCAGTTTCTAATGCTTTTTGAAATTCAATATCAAGTTCAGCAAGTTTTGGTGCTCTTGCTGCTCTTATGTTTGTTTTGTGTATTTCTCTGGCTTTTGCCATGTCAATGCCAAATCCCATTTTTTACTCCGTGTAAGTCCAAGCGTTTCTGAAACTCCTGTCTGTAGGAATTGCAGATTTATTAACAGTATAAACTGTTTTCCCCGAAGGACAGTCTTTAGCTTTTATTTGATCTAAAGTTAAACCACAATTATCTGCTGGACAGACAATGCTAATAGAACCATCATCATTTGTGTAAATTAATCTTGAATCAGAATTTGCCATAAGTTTTTGATTTTTAAATTAAGTTTACACTACACTCCATATTGTGACCATATTATTATTAGCGTCTTGTCTGCCAGAGGTAAATCCGCTTCTTGTAAACATTTTACATTGTGAAGCTGTGTTATAAAATTCATTTGAGATAGGGCATCTGCCATCATCATTTTGTGAACATTGAACTACTGGCATATAAAATGCGTCAGCAAAAGCCGTGGCAAAATTAATAGTATATTCAGAACTACCATTATCTGTCACAGAGCTTACATTAAATGCTTGATCAGTGCTACTAGATTGAAAAATAGTCGCACTCTCATCAAAAAATACAAAGGCTTTGCATCTACCTTTTTGTATTTCTGTAGAAGTAGAAGCAGAACCACCACTTGTATCTTGGATTGTTGTAACTTTAAGTGTTGACATAATTAATTATCAAAAAGAATAAATCCAGTAAAAGGATCATCACTTAATGAACCACCACCATCTAAACATCTATACCTAAAACCATTTGCATCACAATTACCATCAACAATTTGAGTATGTAACGTAGAGTCGCTAGAACTTGCAACAGCACAGGCATTTACATTAGTAAGTGCAGTAGTAAAATTTACATCAAATGTACCTGTTCCTTGATCACTAATAGAACTAACACCAAAAGAATCTAATATGCTACCACCTGACATATTGATTAAAGCCCATACTTTTCCAAGCTGGCCTATCTCAGTTCCACTTGTATTTTGAAATACTGGTGCTGCTGATGATGCACTTTTAATTGTACCAACTGCTAATGTACTCATAATTAACTTGGCTCTGTTGGAAAAGTAACAGATGTCATATCTAAATTACCATCTGAATCAAGTTTTGGCGATGCACTTGCTGGTAAATCACGCAAAGATTGACGATATGTTTTCCAAGCATCTGAAAGTGATAAATCAGAACTTGCTCTCCAATCACAAGCTGCCAATCTTTTATTTCTTTCTTGTCTTAATAATTTCATAGGTTCTAAATTATTTAACCTTGTAACTTCAGCATTTATTTCGCTTTCTGTAGGTGCTGAACCAGAATCCAACCAAGTTAAACCAGAATAATCTGTGCCTGTCCAAACAAATTCTGCTCCTGGTTTTAAAGAAATTAATCCATCTACTTTTGTATTAATCATGCTGAAATCTCCATAGCAAGAATTGTGCTTTTACTGGAATTTTGATTATACTGTACCTTCATACTATTAGATGTGCTATACGTTTTTAGCTGTATTTTATATGTTGTACTACTTGTTGTAGAGGGTGAATCAAGAAAACTAGCGGTATGATTCATATTATAAAAAATTCTACCATTTCCAGAAGTTCCAGCTTCTAAAACAGCAGCGTAAGGATATTCTATTATTTCAGATGAACCTCTAAGAAGTCTAAGTCCAACAGAAACCTCTTGTGAATTTACAAATGCTTGAATATTAGTTGTAGCGACAATAAGAATTTTATTTGAAGTAGTTGTAGGAGTAATAGAAACATTTAATGATCCAGCATCAGTATAACTTGTAGTTGAAATAGCTGTTGTTGCAGTGTTATCTACAGTTTGAACTGTTTGTATTACTCCGCCACCAGCACCCGAAGCTAAACCTCCTACTGGTACTATGCTGTTGACTTTTAATTGGCTCATAATTTAAACAACTGTCCAAGTTTCGCCACTACCAACTGTGACTGTTACTCCTGATTGTATAGTAATTGGACCAAAGCTGCCAGCATTTTTACCATTTGTGATTGTATAATTCTGTGTAATAATTTGGTCGTTTTCCCAAAATATATTATCTGAACCTCCTCCAACTGCTCCACCTCCAGCAGCAGCCCAACTTAACGTTCCAGATGCGTCAGATACAAGAGCATAGCCAGAAACAGCAGCATCAGCAGCAGGTAATGTCCAAGTAAGGCTAGAAGAAACTGTAGCTGGTGCTTGAAATCCTACATAATGACTACTATCAGCATCAGCAAACCTAAGATCATTTTGTGCTTGAAGAGTTAAACCATTAGCGTCAAATATCATACGTTCAGTTCCACCAGAGGAAAATCCCATTACATTTGCAGATTTTCTAAATAAACCTAAATCTGTATCTGAATCGAAACTTAATGCAGGAGTAGAAGCACTTGAAGAATCATCTATTAGCAACGGACCTGTCATAGTACCGCCAGCTTTAGATAACAAACCTAAATTTGCTTGATCTATATTTCCTATTTCAGTAAAAGCACCATTGCTTGAGTTTCTTATTTTTAAAATATTTGTAGTGGTATTTAAAAATGGCATACCAGCCACGCATTGACTTGTAGCTAAGTCAGATGATTTAGAATTACTTGATTGGATCGCAGCAAAAACATTATTAAGGTCAGTTCTTACATTTGCTCCAGAAGCATTTTCAATAGTGTAGTTTGTTACGTCAGCCACAATTAAATACTATTTTTCTCCATGTTACCCTCCTTTGCCGAAACCAACAGCACTGTAGGTAAAGTTCCTATCAATACTAGCATTACTTGAGTTTTTAAAGTGAACTGTAAAACCAGTTCCAGATATACTACTAAGTTCAAAATAATCACCAGTTGCCATATTCTGAGGAGAAATATTAACAGAAGGTAAAAAACTATTAAGATTGCCAAGTGCAGACGTTCCAACAAAAAATGGTGCTGTAAATGTAACTGCTTTTGCTCCTGCTCCAGAAGCAATAACAGAAGATTGTTCAGTTCTTGATGGCATAGTCGCTGTATATCCTGCTTGTTGTAAATTCATATTTTGTGCTGTATCTGTAGTATCTATAGAAATCCTAAATTGAAATCCTCTGCCTTTAAATGTTCCATTAGCAAAATCATTGAAAGATGAGTAAGTAGGTGAGCTACTGGGATTATCTGTTGTGGTTCGTACAGCCATTTTTGCGTTAACTTCATTTGCAATACTTCCATCAAAATCTTGCCAAGTATCTATATTGTCTGTTCTATTATCAAATTGATCGCCTGTATAAAAACCAACTCCTTGAAAATGTCTTTTTAAGACAAGTGAGAATGTGCCACCAAGATCAAGAGTGTCTACAAAATCATAAGTACCAGTAGCATTTGCTGTTGGATCTATAAGTTTTAATCCGCCAAGAGATGAGTCAAATACAACATTAGATTTTGTTCCGTTATATGGTGTTCCGTCAGTATCTTCTCTATCAGTTTTGACAGTAATAGAGTCAAGAATGTCAACAAGAGAAAGATTTACACTAGCTGCTGTAGCACTAAAGTTTCCTGTATCGTCAGCAAATTTAAGGAGATAAGTTCCTGCTAAAGCTGGACAAATTACCTCGTTAGAGCTTCCACTAACTGCTTCGATAATATCTTGTGCTGCTTGAAATGTTGCAGATACTCCAGTTTGATTTGTATGCCTTACATAAACCCGACCTCCGTGCAGAACATCTACAGAGGTAGATTTTGTAAATCTTAATCTGACAAATTGTTCATTGATTGGTTCAATCGTTAAATTACTTACATTTTCTGGAATACCTGTTTTCCCTTCAGTAGTAATTCGATCTACTAATGCAGAACTTGATAATTTTTGTCCTGCATTGTAAGAAAATATTTCAACATCATAAAAACCTTGTTTAGTGTCTAATATTTCAAAGTCCGTTCCAAATACAACTTGAGTTATAAAATTATCCTTATTCCCATTACCAGCATCAAAACGATAACTTAATTGATATTGACTTACACCTTGAGGTTTTTGAATTGTTCCTCCTGTATTTGTTGTTATAGTTTCAGAAGGCTCTTTCCAAGAAAGTAATAATTTACTTCGTGCTATTCCATTAATAACAATAGTTTTTTCTTGACTTATTAAGTTTGTTGGTGGATTAACAACCTGATTTAATACCGATATATTTCGTGTAGGTAAAGTAATAGTTGGATCATCTATAAACGCATATTTAGCTTCATTGTAAGATAAAGCTGAAATTGTATAATTTATATCATCTTCTTCTGTAACTTGGATAACCCTAAATAATTGAGTTTGCAAAGTTGTACTAGATATTAAATAAGGTGAATTTACATTTGGTGTAGAGGTAAAAGTAGAAGCAGTTGTACCATCAGGTTTTGTAACACTGTTAATAGTAATAACAGCTTCCGTTATATCTGAAATAACACCAGTTTCTACTGTTCCATCAGAAAGAATTACACTTATCGTTGGATTATCGTTCAATGCTGGTAAACCTGTTTGATCTTTAGCATCAATAGTAATAGTTGTAGTTGTTGCAGTTACGACACGACCACCTCTTCTAGCTCCTGCTCTTACTGGATCATTTATTTCAATTACAGAACCAGGTCTTACAACAATTCCTGCATCTATTGAAGTTGAAAACGTAACTGTCTCACTTTCATTTTGTTCAGCAAAAAGAATTGCACGACCTAATCTTGCTGCTTGATTACGAGAAGTACAAGCAAATGCTTTTACTTGTTTTACTATCGTTCCAAATTTTGATATTGCTGTTGCATCTTCTACTACTTCAAAATCTACTTCTTTTGAGTCCATATTAAAGTAACTAACAGAAATGACGGAGTGACGTTGTTTTAAACTGCTACCTTGATATGTAAATCCTGCTTCTCCAACATTAGCTAAATTAAATAAATAACTTGCTGTGGTTGGCTTGTCTTGAGATATGTTTATAGATCCAGCAGACCATATTGGCATACATCTCATAACACCAGCTAAATCATTTATTGCTGCAAATGCTTCTTTTGGACTTTGAATATTTACATTACAACTAAATCTAGCTTCTTTTGCACCTGATCCTGTTCCATCATCTACCTCTTCATTTGCAAATTTACTAGCTGCTACAAAACTGAATAAATCTAAATTACTATCGGTAACATGATTCCCCAGACCGTATCTTGTATTTGTAAGTAAATCAAGTAAGCACATCGCAGGACAATTTGTATAAACAGCAGCACCCATAACTCCATTAAAAATGTAACCTTCTGGATAACGTATTCTGCCCGTATTAATATCAACGTCAGGAGTACCAGAGCTAGATGCTCCTGCTCCTGGTATTCTGACTTTAATTCCTCTAATACGATATTTTCTTGTAGGAATACGATTAAACTGTTTACTATCTAAACGAAGAGCAACATAAGCACTATTAGCGTAAGTAGAACTATTATCTATAACTTCTTGAAGGCTAGTAAATTGAAAGGCATTTATTCTTGATGAATCTGTACTGTCTGCGGTAACACGAACAACTCTTACATCTACAGTCGTAAACCCACTTGTTAATTCAATTCTATGATCCCTAGCGTAAGAGTCTGCTGTTCTTCCACTAACAGAAGCACTTACTTTATCTACGAATCCACCAGAATCATGTTGAACTTGTATTTTATACTCAACAGTATCTCCTCGAATATCTCCGTCATCTTCAGCCACTTGTATCTGAGGCCAAGTTAAAGTAACAATAACAGCATCTACATCTGTATTACTAATTTGTCTAGTTACTGGAGCAGAGGTGGTTACAGTAACTCCGACACCTGTAGGTGATCTGCTTTCAGCAGGAATACCACTCATCGCAGTTTGGTTTGACGTTCCAAATTCAGATTTAAATGTTACATCTTGAAAATTAAAATCACTGTCAGCAGGACTAGCACTTGTAGCATTAGAATTTAGTATTGGAGTATCATCAAGAAATACGTCTTTTAAACTTGCATTATTATATGCAGTTGTTCCTTTTGTAAGCTCTTCTTTTGATGCACTAGCAAACCCTTCTATTTCTCCTTCAGATATTAAATCTTGAATTGTAGCAAAACTTCTACTATGTAAAGTATCAGGAGCACGATAAGGAGGTGGGGGTGGCTTTGGTGGACCTCCACCAGAACCTTTAATAATTTTAGTTTTGTCTGTCATGCTTCTACCTGATTAGTGTCAATCGCTGCACTTATTACAACACTTCCTGTAATTATTTCACCATAAACTATTGGAACAGGAGTACCTGCTCTTGATGTGTTTTG